GCGACCCCCGTGATCCTCAACTGGATCATCCCTGGTGTCTGGCCGGGTCGGGACTGGCTGGCCCTCTCCAACTTCTCCGAGGATGAGCACGACTCGGGGACTTCCCGGAACCGGGAGGAGGTGCGCGGCATCTTCGACCAGGTCCGGCACAAGCTCCGCCACATCCAGCCGGGCAACATCGTAGCGAGCAGCTCGCAGGGCTCCGACCTCGTGCTCGACGAGGATGTCCACCTGTCGAACCGCAGGGGCAACGAGTTCATCCTCCGAGACGCCGACCAGGCGGCAGTGCTTCGGGCTCTCCAGCAGTTCACGGCTCTCGCAGGTGTCCGCACCTACGAGGGCATGGTGCAGCGAGACGCCCGCAACCTGCCCACGACGATGATCAGCGACGGGTTCGTGTGGGACGGACCAGCACAGGCAGTCCAGGGTGAAGTGCTGCACGAGGGCGACCTGCCCGAGAGTGGCACCTACCCCGAGGGCTACCTGACCCCCGACGGGGTGTTCGCCCGGAACATCACCTCGGATGACGACCTGTCAGGGACAGTCCTCGACTACCCAGCGCACCTCGACCCCTACGTCTTCCTCCGCAGCGGGGGCTACATAGACGAAGATGGCATCGCTGTTGACCCTCGCGACAACGATGCGGTCTACGGCGGCAAGAGCATCTACCGGGTCGGGATGCTCCCGGCCGAGAACACCGTCCTTCTCCCCAGCGTCCCCACCCTGACCGAGAATCGTATCGAGGTGGCCCACACCTCGGACGGCCGACTCCCGGTCACCGAGCAGACGGACGGCTTCGACGCCGAGCGCCTGCCGCCCTCGGACCCGGATTCCCCGGGCGTCTCGACGAACCGACCGTACATCGAGCGGGTCTACGGGTCGGTGGTCGGCAACGACCCCTTCTCAACCCAGGGCCGCAAGGAGTACGGCCTCCCGCTGGTCGCCAGCGTGTTCGACTCGCTGGGCGGCGTGAGCCCCCGCATCGAAGCAGCCCAGATCGCCTCCAAGGGCCGGGGCGGCGGTGTCCCGCTTGCCGAGCACGCGGCCACCCTGTTCAAGCTGACCCCCATCTCTGGCCGGCTGGCCCCTACTTGGTGGTCGATCAACAAGCAGGGGCAGGCCCGGATCAACATCTCCGGGCCGCCCAACGGCTACGGGGTGGATGCAGCCGTTGCGGGCGGGATGCGCCTGGCGGTGGGCGGCGGGCTGGAGCTGCTGCTCAAGGGCGGCATCCACCTGGGCACGCTCTCCAAGAACAGCCTCCGCCTGCGCAGCGAACAGGGGCCGGTGGTCATCTACGGGGGTGGTTCCGACCGTGGTGAAGAGTCTACGATGGAGCGCATCGCCGGCACCAACAATGCTGGCGAGAGCGGTGTTCCGAGCGTGGACATCCACGCCCGGACGAACGCCCGGCTCCGGGCCGAGAAGAAGCTGCTGCTCAAGGCGCAGGAGATCGAGGCCAACGCCAAGAGCATCAACGTCATCGGGCACGACCAGATTGAGCTGCTGACCAGCAAGCAGCTCACCGTGTCGGCCGAGGACATGAAGTTCGCGGTCAGCGGCAAGCGGACCGACAACTTCACCGGCCCCAAGATGCTCCTCCCGACCAATGGAGCCCTGCACGAGCGGAACTACACGCCCAACTTCCCGGGGGTCGTGGCCGAGGAGGTCACGTACAACATGGGGGACCGGGAGGAGGAGTTCACCCTCGGCAGCCACTCGACGCACATCGTCGTTGGGGACATGAGCTACGAGACGGAGCTAGGCACCTGGAAGGCCCGCGCGCTCGCCAACTCCATCGAGGTCAGCTCCACGGGCATCTCTGCCGACGCCACCCTCGGCAACGTGAAGCTCAACGCCGCCGCCGGGTCCGCCATCATGAAGGCGCTTCTTTTCGCCCAAATGAAGGCGGAAGGCCCTGTGTCCGTGCGGTCCGGCGTGGAGGTCACGTTGTCGGCACCTCCCTCGGGCACGGACATCGGCCCCGTCATCTGTGCGGGCTCCCGGGAGCCTTTCACGAACCTCCCCTTCTCGACGTGGGGGCTCGGGGCCAAGACCGTGAGGGTCACCCCCTGATGGCGTTGACTGCCCCGCTGTACTACGCCGACCTGGACACCGCCCGGTCCTCGGGGCTGTTCGTCTTCGGGGGGTCGAACTTCGACCAGTTGGCGTGGGCCATCGCGGTAGCAATGGTGTCGTGGGGGCCGACCGTTCAGTTCCAGGGGGTGGCCGTCGGGACAGCAGGGGCAGGTGCGATCAACGTCCCCACGACCAAGGTGTTCTTGGTGCCCAACCCTGCCCTGGTCATTGCCGGCCTGGCTACAGCGGGGATGGTGGGGCCGCTGAGCATTTCGCTCGGAACGGTGGTGGGCCAGGCCATCGCCCAAACCATCTCCAGCTACGGCAACTACATGGGGGGCGTGGTGGGCGTAGGTGTGGGGGCTGACGTGTCGAAGGTGATCGCGGCGAACCCCTCCGGCCTGTACCCCATCCTGCGGGGGCAGATGCACTCGTTCTTGGGGCCAGGCCAAGCGGCGTCGATGATGGCTGCTGGACTGGCTTCTGGCATCGCCTCGCTGCTCCTGACCGCTACGGGTGCGGGTAGTGTGGTGGGCTCCCCAACTCCGGCCTCGGCTTCCGGGGTATCAACGTCGGTGATGGTCTAAATGGGTATCGAGTTCACAGGCCATGTCCTCCGCGCGCCTCGGGTGGCCCCAGGCAACGCAGCGACTTCGAGCCCCCCGGTCAACGGGGTCGTCCGAGACGTGCGTGTCCCCCCGTCAAATCGAGATGCCGAGGCCCCCGAGGTCGAGGGCCTCCCCGGGACGCTAGCCCTCGTGGACTTCGCCTCTGACCAGTACCGTGCAGCCGTGCTGGAAGCCCCGGGCACCTCGCCGCACGAGTACCTCGTGTGGACGGCTCTCTCGTCCCAGCTTGCCTTGGTCGAAGACGCTACTTGGTGGGACACCGAGGGGTCCGGCCGTCTTCCGGTAGGCGCCTCGACCCTCACGTCCCTCCCCACGGTGAGCGACGGCACGCTCAAGGTCATCGTCACCGACGACGGTAACCGGCAGCTCGGCCTGGTGACCCACTTGGTCATCTCGCGTGGTGATGTGACCCACCAGGACAACGGCTGGGTGGACCGGGATACCCCGGCCTCGGGTCGTGGTGGCACCCTGCCCTACTACGTCGTCGTTCCTGCGGCAGCCGATCAGGTTGGCGGCGTGGTGACCCTCAAGGACAGCAACGTCTTCACGGCGACGGGCGGAGCGCTGACACCAAGCACGCTGGCGGCCCTGTTCGCAGGAGGACTGTCCATCGAGCGCGGCGACCTCGTGGTGGAGGTCCGCTACACCATCGCCGCTGCGAAGTTCTGGTGGACCCGCAACGACCGCTACGAGACACGGTTCGGTTGGAACGGCCCCCTCCAGCGCTGGATGCCCTACAAGGGCGCTGGGCCGGTGGATCTCGGGCGGCTGCTGTTCGACGAGACGTACACGCTGTCCCCGCCCCTCGCTAACCTCCCTGTAGGCGCTGTGCTGCCCGGCAACGCCCTGACGGGCGACGGGTACGCCATGCTCCGCCTTGGTTCGTCTGCGGGGGCGACAAGCACCCCTGTGGGCGTGTCCGACCCGGGTGGCTTCACGGGCGTCGTGGTGGTGTCTGACGGCGACGTGGAGGGCGCCTACGACTTCTCCGGCCAGGTGATCTCCGGGGTGGTAGGGCAGACCTCTGGCACGCTCCAGTTCAACCCGCTCTACATCGAGCAGCACGCCGGCAAGACCCTCTGGTACGTCAACCAGGGCTTTGCCGAGGACTCGACGGGCTTCGTCGGCAACATCGACGATGACGACCTGTTCATCGCCCCTGTCCCCCAGGCGACCGACCGCCCCTTCATCCGCATCAACAACCGGACGCCCCTGGCGGTCGAGCTGGCTGCAACCGAGGCGGCCCTCGCTGCCATCGCACCCATCGAAGGTGGGTGTGCGGTGGCCTTGACGACGGGCCGGTTGAAGCTAGCCCAGGCGGACATCGACAAGGCCGACCCGACGAACCTGGCGGCGTTCGACAAGCACTACCTCGGAGCGCAGATCATCTACGACGGGGTGGCCCTCAATGCCATCCCGCAGCCGACGAAGGGGCCCCGCCCGCTGGTGCAGGCAGACGGCTCGACGACGACGTTGCACCCCTTCCAGCCCATGTACCTGCCGTCCGCCATCGTGTGGCCCGAGGACCACGTCACAGCCGACGAGCCCTACCGGGGTCTTGGCATGTCCGGTGTGCTCCACATGCCGGATGGCACGGGGGCCACCCCCGACCCCGAGGGCGTGGACCCAGCGGCCGTAGACATCCCGGTGCGTCCGGGCGGCGATACTCTGGTAGGTCCGCCGCAGACGGTGGGCCTCATCCGCCAGGTCGAAGACGGCCTTGGCGACACCATCCTGTTCTCGAAGAGCGGGGCCATCGAGAGCCTGGTTGTTGTGGGCCGCAACAGCGACCTGCCCACCTTCCCGTGGGACATCAAAGGGCGGGTCGCCTACATCTCCCGTGAGGAGACGACGACGGGTGGGCTGTCGCACTCACGGGTGCAGATCGACCTCGGTTCGAGGCGGGCCTACGCCGGAGAGGTGGTCTACTACCTCCAGGCGTCGCTGAACCCCTCGGTCTACACCGAGCTGGCGTCCATCGCCTCGAAAAGCCGCATCATCTTCCGGTTCGACGGGACCGAGGTGCTGTACTTCGCCATCGGTGGCACCGCCCACGACTGGCACTCCAGCACCTTGCTGGCGGCCCTGCCGGACAACGCCTTCTTCACCGCGGTCGAGGTGGCGGCCTCCATCCAGGCGCGCATCACAGCGCAGGCCGGGGCGGGCATCTGCCGGCCCGACGGGAGTCGGGTGGTGTTGGAGACGGCCGACCCGACATCTGGGATCGTCGAGATCGGCTGGGGCTCCCCCAAGGACCGCACTGGGGCCGCAGCTTTGGGGTTCCTGCCGGGCTGGCACGCTGAGGCTGGCAAGCCCAATTGGCTGACCGACGCCGGCATCTCCATGGGGCTGTCCCGCAGCCTGCTCAACCTCGACCGCAGCAAGCCGACCGCTGACTACCTGTCGCAGTACCGGGTCGAAGATCAGGTGCTAGCGTCGTCGGTGCCGGCAGCTCCGTTCGTCTTCCTCGACTTCCCGCCGGTTGAGGACATCGCCGGGTTCGACGACGGGGTGTTCTTCAACCTCCAGACCGTCGCCATCCAGGGCGACGACCTGCGGATCATCGACAAGCGGTTGGGCCACTTCGAGGAGATTGAGCACCGCTTCCCCGAGGGCAAGGTGGCGTGGCTCACCGAGTCCATCTCATCCAACCCGGTGCTCCAGCGCGCGACAACCATCAACCTCGGCAACCCAGCAGTCGTTCCCGAGACGCTGCTGGGGGCGCCCGGCATCGGTGGTGGGTTCTTTGCCGCTGAGAGTGGCGGTCCGTACGCCCTGCAAGAGCAGGACGTGGACTACCTGATCACGGATGGGGGGCAGTCGGGCGCGGCCCAGCTCATCACCCGGTACGGGGCGCGCACGACGTACGGCGGACAGGGCACCTACGCCCAGGCGGGGACTACCTTCGAGGATCCCGAGGCCAACTTCCTAGCCGACTCGAATGACCCCGACATCGACCCGGCGACGGGGCTCCAGCGGGTAGACCCGGCGACGGGGGCCCTGGTCTGGCTCCCTGTCCTCCGTGCTGGTGTGCGGGTCAAGCTGACCTCGGGGGCCGCTACGGGCTCCTACATCGTGCAGTCGGTGACGGACGCCACCCACTGCGAGGTCGCTCCGCCGTTCATCGCGGATGCCGAGCGGGCAACACCGTGGGAGGCGTTCGCCGGCTACCCAGACAGCGTGTACGACCCGGCGGTGGTAGCTGATCAGGTCTACCAGCCCTTCAACCACCTGGCGGAAGAGCCCTTCAAGGTCCGGGTGCTTTCCCCTCTGGGCACCATCTCGTCGGCGAGCTTCACGGCCAACGTCGAGGACGCCAACGCCAACAGCAGGCTGGTCCATCTGCGCTTCGGCCCAGTTGCCGCAGCAGCAGGGGTAGTAGCGACGCTCACCCCCCTGACGCTGACCACCATTGGGGTCATCGCCAACAACCAGCTCGTGCTCCCGCAGACGACGCACGTCACCGAGGGGGCGTTCAACATCCGGGTGGGCACCGAAGTGCTCACCTCTGCGGCCGTGGCCTCCTTCTCCAACGACCCGGTCGAGGTCGAGTACCTGACGGCGGCTTGGGATGACGGGACGGCCGTGCATCCCGTGGGTGAGCTGAAGTTCAACTCTGGCCTGCTTGTGACCTTGCGGTCGAGCGGGGTCACGCTCGTAGAGACGTTGCGGGCCGCCGGCAACTTGGTCGCCGGCACGGCGGAGTACGACCCCAAGACGGGAGCCATCCGCATCTCGACGGCCGATGTGATGCTGCACGCCGACGAGCAGCTCTATTTCACCGAGCAGATGGTCACGGAGGGCTCGGGCTCGGACGTGAAGGTGTCCCCGTTGGTGGGCGCTGTGAGCTTCCGCAAGCCCATCGCCACAGGCTGCCTGGTCGAGATGGAATACTGGCTGTCCGATTCGGAAGGCCGGCGGGTGGGTGGTGTCGCCGATGTCGTTGTCGAGTTCCTGCCGGTGTTCGTCCGGCGGGAGACGGCGACCAGGCTGACGGACATGGAGTTCGAGCTGGACCCGACGGGCTCGCACGTCGTGGACACCCGCATCGACCCGCTCGTCCACGTCGGTCCGAAGCAACAGAACTTCGGGACTCTGGACTTCACGATGGACCGCCCGGGGCACCTGCTGGGCACCCGGCTGACGTTCGACCGTGACCTGCCAGCATGGGCGACCCCCGTAGCGACCTACGCCGTGTTCGACGCCCTGGGCGGGGAGCGGGCTTTCGAGACCTCGCAGAAGCCGGTCTATCGGCCGCCGTTCTTCATCAAGGCGGGCAAGGACAACTTCGGGCTCCGCGGCAACCGCATGGCCGATTTCGAGATCGGCCAGATGATGCGGGTCGGGTCCGAGTGCTTCTACATCACGGAGCTGCGGTACTTCGCCGACTCCGACCTGACGCGGCTGGACATCTACCCCTCGACGGTCTCCGAGGTGGGTTCCCGGTCTCCGGGCAATGACGTGCTGACGCTGGTCACGGCCGGGCCAATCACCCCGACCCTGGACCCCGATGGAGCGGCCCCCATTGCCACGGCTGCCCCGACGGGCTTCATGCAGGAGATCCTGCTCACCGAGTTCCCGTTCGAGCCGGTCAACGCCAAGCAGAGCACCATCACTTTCCGTGGTGACCTCACGACCTTCGCCGTGCCTGGTCACATCATGGAGATCGCGGGGATGCCGTTCACCATTGCGCAGGCGAAGCTGAGTGAGGACGGCACCCGTACCAAGCTCACGTTCACCAGCGCATTCCGTGTGGGTGTGGACCCCGCAGGGGATCCCACTGTGCGGCTCTCCTACCGGCCGATCTACCCGCCGGAGGTGCGGCAGCTCGTCGGTGTCGGCCCCTACGTCGAGTCCGAGGGTGTTGAGCTGACCCTCTTCGGTGAGGTTGAGGGGGGCGTGGAGCAGCCCGGCCGACGGCTTGCCGAGGGTACCGAGTTCCAGATCGACCCAGGGACGGGCGTGATCTTGCTGGTGGAGCAGCAAGAACCCCTCGGACCAGGCCAGACGTTCCTGCTCTCGTTCACCCGCATCCGGGCCATGGAGCCGTTCTTCTCGGGCGGCGAGGTGCAGTTCCCCCGGTGGTTCGCCCAGTACAAGCACAGCGTCCTGCCTGACGCCGACAACGGCTACCTCGGTGGCACGTTGACAGCGACGTTCACGTTCGACAACCCGGACTCCTTCTACTTCCGGGTACTGCCCTTGAGCAGCTACCTGGGCGAAGCGGTGACGCAGGCCGTTGCCGAGATGAAGCAGGGTGTGTCCTCGGGTGGACCCGCCCTGACTGCCCCGGCCGGGGACAACAACTGGGAACAGGGGACGTTGGGGCTGCTGGCCCAGCGTCGAGACCTGTCGGACAAGGACCGAGCAGCACGCAGGCTCTTGACCTTCTACAACAACGCCGTGGTGGCGTTCGAGCAGGTGGACGAGTGCATCACCGGCAAGTTCATCGGGGACCGGGACGGCAAGTTCTGCTTCTGGGTGGGTCAGGGGTTGGAGTTCACCCCGCCGGGGTTCGAGGACCAGATCACGGGTGAGCTGAACCCCTCCTTCGTGTGGGGCACGGTCTACAACGAGGATGACCCCACGCGGGATCTCACCTTCCTGACCAGCGACTCCCTGGTTCAGCCGGCGAGCAGCACGCTCACCGACCTCCGGTTGGCTGGGCCGTCTTTGGGCGTCTCCCAGATGAGCAAGCTGCGGGGGCGTCAGCGGGCCTTGGTCCGCAACGATGTGGACGACGTGCTCCTCATCGGGGCTTCGACCCCGACGCTCATCAAGGAGCCCTCCTTCCCGTACTTCCGCATGGAGTCCCTCGGGTCGTTCGCCCGCATGGGCGACCCCCATGCGTTCTCGCGGCTGTACCCGACCAAGGCCCGGGTGCTGTTCACCCTCCTGCCGGGCATCGGGGCGGACGTGGCAGCGGGGGAGGTCGGCAGCTACTCGTGGCTCCGGTACAACCCGGTCACGCTGGAGAACGACTCGACGTATGGCGAGCAGATTGGCCAGGTCTCCAACCCCGTGCTCGGGGACATCACCAGCGTCTCGGAGAGCGTCGTCGGGATGCGCCTGCCGCGCGCCCGCATCGTCAGCTACCTGCCCAACGGCTTGGCACAGGATGCCCTTGCAGCAGGTGCGCCTGCCGCGGACATCGACCAGCCCTGTTGCATCGTCTCCGCTGTCCCGCTGGCCGACCTGCTCATCGACCCGGATACGGGCTACCCCGACATCACGGAGTTCCTCTCCGTTGGTCCGGGCGAGGTGTCCGATGCCGTTGCGGGTGACCCCGATCTAGCGCTGCCAGGGTTCGCTGCTGGGCAGAAGGTGGGGTGGGGCAGGCCGGACGGACGGATCCTGGCCGCCCTGTTCCCCGAGGACTTCAACCTTTTCGGGGTCAAGCTCTACACGGGCGTCTTCGTCGAGCAGGTGCTCCACGGCTGCGTACTGACCTTCCAGGACCGGCAGGGCAACGCCATCGCCAGCCCCAGCCAGTTGCTCGTCGGCACGGGCATCAACTCGGGGACGCCGGCCCACCTCTTCGAGACGACCGGCATCGGGCGGGCGGACACCATCTACGTCCTCCCGCCAGACGCGGAGCAGCCCATAGCCGACCCGGCGGCTGACTCGCCCACCATGGCAGACATGCAGCAGGCCGCCCTGCTCACCCCCACCTTCCGACAGGGCGTGGATCTGACGGTGGGCACGGACGGCAGAGTGCTCGACCTGTCGTTGCCGTCGTGGACCGACCCGTTCATCTTCCCCATCAAGGAGATGGTCGGGCAGAAGACCCCGGTCCCGATGAGCCACCTCGAAGGCGTGGTGGAGTTCGCCAACGTGGACCAGCTCCCCTTGCAGATGCCCGCCCTGCTCGGGGGCACGACGGATGATGCCGGCGACTACCAGCTCCCCTACATGAAGGGGACGAACACCGAGCTGGACCGCTTCGACGAGATTGGCACCGTCATCGGCCCGCTCATGGCTGCTGGGGTGCCTGGCGGCCACTACCCCGATGAGATCGTCTTCACCGACGGCGAGCTGGTGGCCGCGGCGGCCCCGCTGGGGGGCTCCTACAAGGAGCCGGGCACCCTGATGACGCCGACGGAGACCGACCCCGCCGCTGGGCTTGGTACTGCTCCGGCGCGAGAGGGGGACTTCCTGCTGGTCGAGGTGAACCCCGCCGCCCCGCTGGGCTGGCAGGGGTTCTTGACCATCGGCCGGCTCCGCAACGCTGTAGAAGCTGGAGACGACTGGTCGTGGATCGAGCCGCCGAGGTTCGTCACGCAGTCGAGCAAGGGCTTGCCACTGCTGTACCAGCTCGGCCACTACGCCGTTCACACGACGCCGGCCGACTACCCGCCCGACATCCAGATCCTCCCTCCCCCGGCTATGCCTGCTGGGGTGCGGCTGTTCGAGGACTTGGTGGGCGGCTTGCAGATCATCTCGTTCCAAGAGGTGACCCTCGCCCTCAACGACGCTGCTGCCGCCGGGGTGGGCAACCTCAACACCATCCTCGCGGCCGACCCGCAGAACACGATCACCATCAAGCTGCTGGCTCGGCCGGACGACGTGGCCACCAATGCCAACGTCCCGCTCGGGCCTGGGGGCTTCCTCCCCGTGTTCAAGGACGGCCGACCGCTCCTGACCATCGTGATCACGCAGACCACCGTGGAGGTCTTCGACCTCATGGGTACCTCGGTGACCGGCGGGATCGGGGTCGGCGGCCCACAACCCCATGGCGGGGTCCTCTTCGGCATCTTCGACCCCCTGACCGGGGAGCCTCCCCCAGGGGCAGTGGCCGATGAGAGGCACATCATCTTCCTCGGTGCGCCCCCCAACCTGTTCGACCTCACCCCACCCGTGGGTGCTCCCTTCGACTGGTACCTGCCGCACACCGTCACGGGCATCTTGAAGGCGAGCATCTACGCCTGGGAATGCGCCCTCAGCATCAACACCGACATGGGGGCGGCAGGGCAGAGCTTGTCGGCCTACATCGACCCTGACCGGCTGACCTTCCATGAGGCTATCGACTTCCGGCTGGCTCGTCCCCGGGGGTTCCTGCACGAGCTAGACCTCGCCGGCAACTTCCCCTACGCCACCACGCTCCGGGTGCCCTGGACCTCTACAGCGGCACTGGGGCTGGTCAACCTCAACGATGTGACCCTCGACGACCTCACCTTCGTGAGCCGCGAGGGCTCGATCACGAACCTCGAAGGAACCTGGACTCCGGCAGCATCGCCGAACGAGGACGGGACCATCCGGGTCATGGCCTTCGAGTGGTACGACGCTGGGGGTCCGCCCTTCGACATCCCCATCGTGGCCTCGAACATCGTGGCCACGGTGGTGCCCTCGCAGACGACGGTGGGCGGGGCCGACATCCTGCACGGCAACGGGACGGCGGAGGAGAACCACATCATCCCCCTCGCTTTGGGGCTGACGGGGAGCCTGGACAACGTCGAGAAGGGCGATGCCGTCTACATCGACCGCTCCGACGACACCCTGCTCGACGCGGGGGCGGCGAAGGTGGGCACGTACATCACCCGCCACGCTGTCGAGCCCGATGCTGGCGAGGTCTACAAGGCCGAGACCTTGAGCACCCCGCTCGGCCCCGGCAACGGGTTCGTCACCGTGACGTTCCCCACCATCGTCTCCATCAACACGGCTCTGTTCGAGATGACCGTGGACGACACCTCGATGCTCCCGCCTGGTGGCGGGCGGCTGTTCGTTGCCGTCCGGTCGGAAGACCTTGGCAGTGCGGTCCTCGCTACGTTCCGGCAGGCGCTTTTCAGCGTGGACTACACTGGCTACGTCGGGAACGTCATCTCGCTCGGCATCGCTGGTACTTGGCGGTGGGCGGACGACACCCCCGTCGCAGCTATCCCAGCCTCCATCACCAATGCCCTCGTGGTCGGCAAGCAGGTGGGGTGGCACGACACGGCCGTGGGCGGTGCAGGTCCAACTGCACCGGGAACGATGGACCTGGACGTGAGCATCCGCGGTGGCGGCCTGCCAGACGATTCTTCCGTCGTCGGCCACCACCTCAACCCCGGGGTGGTGGGGGTGGACAATGCCACCCGAGGCGTTCACGAGCTGGTGTTCACCAGCCCGCATGGGACGGTGACACTGAACCAGGGGGTCATCGACGTAGTGGCTGCCCCGGCTGCTGCGGGCGAGGCCCGGGTGACGGAGGCGACTCCACACGCGAACGAGACATTCGACGCGACCAACGCCGTGCCGGTCTACGACGGGGTGCCTTCCATCTTGGGCGTCCAGGTCAGCATGGCCCAGGGCGTGACTCTGAACGACCCCAACGCCCATGCCGCGGGGACGGCAGGTGTCGCCTGCCTCCTTCCCCAGACGGTAGCCGACGTAGAGTTCTTCGCCCTCGGCGGCTTGTTCTTGGAGCCCTCGACGCCGCAGTCCCTCCCCAACCTTGCCCCTGCCTTGGGGCCAAGGGTGGTGGATGCAACGCGGTCGCTGGCAGCTCTCGCCGTCGGGATGCGCTCGCCTGGTGTGGCGGAGGACGTTCACTTCGAGGTACGGCGGGTGCGGCGGTGGCACGGGGCACAGAATGCCATCAACAACGCCTTCGCCCCCTTGCGCTACGCCTACGAGATCCGCCGTGGCCGGGTGACCGACTACACACGCAACGGGCAGCAGGTTGGGACGCTGACAGCCAGCGGCTACTCGATGAACTGGGATGTGGGCGTCCCGTTCCCCCGCACGAACGACGTGTGGAGCGACGGTTCCGGCCCGCACATCGGCACCAACCTCGGCGCGTTCGATTCAGAGGACGTGAACATCAACCCGGGCGACACCGTCCGGCTGCTCGACGACGACGACGTGGTGGTGGACGAGGGCATCGTCTCCGAGGTGGGGGCCAGTGGCGTGCTCAAGATCGCTGCCCCGGGCTTCGCCGCGTTGACGGAGGCCCAGGTGGCGGCGGGCACCCGGCGGTTCAAGGTCTACATCCGCCAGGCCCCGGTCCCGCACGAGCAGAGCAACGAAGAGCTGCTCGACCTGATCACCGACTCGGTGGTCCATGAGACGGTGGCGGACTACAGCGACGCTGACCCGCAGAACTGGGTTGGCGGCTACGTCCCCGGGGTGGTGCTGGCGGGCGTGTGGGCGGACATCTCGAACAAGCTCTACGACGACTCGGCTTCCCCGCCGGACTTCGCCGCCCTCGGCGTCCGCAAGGACGACATCGTGGTCATTGACCCCATGGGCACGCTGCCCGTGGTGGACGAGCGGGGCTTCCGGCCGCTTGGCGACCGCGGTGTCCCCACCCGTACCGAGGGTGGAGGCGGACCAACCCCGTACCAGGCAGGTGCGGTGAGCAGCCTCGACGACAACCGGGGCTTCTACCGAGTGAACGTCGTGGCAGCCTCGCACCTCGAACTCGACCCGGCTCACCTGTTTGCTGGCCCCCTCGACAACGACGTGGCGATGGGTGGGGCGCGGACGGACATCCAGTACGCCGTCTACCCGACCGTGAGCACGTCGGTGCTCAACGCCGATGTGGCCCCTCCGGGCAGTGGTGAGGGGCAGAACGACCTGCGGCCGACCCGCAAGGCGGTGGCGGGTTCGTTCACCAGTGCCGTGGCTGTCGAGGACAAGCACTCGATGCGGCCGTTCAGCTACCGGATCATCCGGCCCAGCTCGATGTTCAGCGATGAGGTGGTGGAGACGGTGCTGATGATCCGGGAGCGGATGCTCTCGCTCATCGAGATGTTCAGGGCGGCTTCCAGGGGCGAGAAGGGCGGTTTCTACTGGGACTGGCAGGATGAGGAGCACGTCGAAGACCTCGGTGACCCGCTCGACCCGGACTCGGGCCTTGGGCTCTTCCCGAACCGCCTGATCACGACGTTGGTGGGCGAGACGAGCTACTCGCCCTTCGTGAACACGAGCGACTGCCTCTCGGTGCTCGACCGCCGGTTCTGGGTGCTGGACCGCAAGCTCGACTCGTTGGAGCCCGATCCGAACAACGACTTCGCCATGCAGGCGGTGACAGCAGGCCCGCCGGGCTACCCGGACCAGGGCGGCCCGTACACGGCCTATCTGGATGCAGCGGTGGGGGGGTCGGAGGTGCGCCCGGTGCTACCCGACCACCTGGGGATGGTCCTTGATTCTCGGGACCGTCTGCGGGGCATCCGGTACACCTGGCTGGCCTACCGGACGCACCGCTTCATCGGTACGCTCGCTCGGATGGCGGCGTTTGATGCAGAGCTGCCGAGGAAGCTGGCGGAGCGCAAACGGGCGCTCCTGCTAGACCAGACAGCAGAGCAGGTGACGTGATGGCCGAAGAAAAGCTGACCCCGGAGCAGGAGGCGCGACTCAAGGCGGCCGGCATCGACCCAAAGTCCTGGGGTGAGGTGGGTGGGGGCGAGCCGAAGACCCCACAGTTTGCCCTCCGGCTGGCAGGCAACCTGGAGGAGTTGAAGGGGCTGCTGGAGGGGGCAGTGGGGGCGAAGCAGGGGGAGATCCGCCTGCTGGAGGAAAAGCTCATCCGGTTGAAGCACGGCGGGGGTAGCTGATGGCCGATTCCGCCACAGGCGAGTGGGGCACACTCAGCTTCGCCGTCCCCGACTACCTCGCAGATGTGCGGGACGCGATCAACGACTTCGCTGAGCTGTTGGTCGCCGCCTTGGAGGTCGCCAATCTCGCCCTGGAGTTCGCCAAGGCGTTCATCCGCGGGTTCATCGACCCCATGGTGGCACTCATCGAGGCCATCATCGATGAGATCATGGCCCTCCTCCGTGACCTGAAGCAGATCGGCCTCTACATCACCGGGGACTGGGCTCTCCTCGGGTGGCCGCCCGAGGATCTTCGAGGTGGGTTCAACGAGTACGAGCGGCGGATGATCGCCCGGCTGTCCGATAGGACGGACCCGACCCGCCCGGACGTGTCCAGCAAGACGAAGGTGTTGGGGCTCTTCACCTACCTGTCGCAGGACCCGTCCGAGGTGGAGCGGCTCATCGAGTTCATCACCGCCATGATCAAGATGTTCGGGCTCTCGTTCTGGCCCGACACCTCGCGGCTGCCTATCCCGACCATCCGAGAGACGCTCTACGGCCCGGATGCAGTCAGCGCGTTCAACTTCGGTTCGCTGGTTGAGACCTTGACCTCATTCGACTCGCCGCCGCAATCGTGCCGGGTCACCTGGATCACGCAGCCGCCGTCGCAGAAGCACCCCTCGAACCCGTTCCCCGAGCTAGGCCCCTCGGGCTACATCATCACCGTCTCGACGTTGGAAAACGGGCTCCAGCTCCGCTACGCCCGGTCCAAGGCCAACACCGACAAGAAGCCGGTGGACGGGGACAAGGACAAGCTGGCACAGCCCCGAGAGTACGGGCCTGTCCTCGACATGGACAGGCGGCCGATCACCCTGCACGGCGGGGCCGAGATGCTCTCGTTCAAGGGTTCGCCGTTCGAGTACAACGAGGGCATCTCCTCCAGTACCGAAGCCCCTGACGATGGCGTCTGCCAGGTGTTCGGGAGGGTGGACCCCGCGTCCAACGTGGTCGTGCCCTTGGAGCTGCTGACTACGTGGGGCAACGACCCGACCGCCCTGGGCGAGCTGGGGGATGGCAAGGGCAGCAACTTCCGCCTTCAGCGGACGTTCCTCGCCCCATCTGGGGTCACCCTCGCCCAGTGGTTCGCAGGCGAGTACAGCGCGGTGCTGTCGCTGGACGACATGCCTATCGCTACCCGCTTCGAGCAGTCGGGCGGGCAGATGGAGCCCCAGGACGACGGCCCGGCGACGAACTACTACGTTCGGGTCTGGTCAGCCGGCAAGAAGATTGCCGAGGGCGTGGCCGTCCCGCAGTGGGACTTCAACGCCTCCGAGTTCAGCAACAACGTGTGGGCATCCGGGCAGCCCTTCGTCATCGCCTCCACGGCTGGCAGCGCGGCCCTCGGGCAGCCCTCGGCAGCCCGCAGGATCACCTTCGTCAACGCCAACACGAAGGAGTACCTGCGCGCACTGGAGACGGCCCTCCTCATCCTGGTCTTGAGCCGGTCCGACCTGCCGTTGTTGTCCGAGATCACAGCGAACAAGGCCGATGATGTGGCGGCCGGATACCTTGAAGGCAAGTGGGCGGGGCAGCAGTTTGCCTTGCAGGCGACCGGGCTCGAAGACTCCCGGCACCTCTTGCAGATGATGTACCCAGATCCCGACGAGATGGCGAAGCCGGGTCAGTCCTCCCAGGCGTGGCGGGCGGAGCTGCACGACAAGATCCGCCAGATGGTCCTCGACATCTACGAGAAGACGGGGCCGATGCCGGACGCGGAAGGCGCTGTGGTGGATGCCACCAAGAAGCTCCGCGAGGTGACGTGGGAGAAGCTGCTGCCGATAGAGCCCGGGGACAAGCTCCGAGAAGCCAGCAAGGAGGCGGAGGTGGACACGGCCCCCACCATCTTCGACGCGCTGGACTCGGACAACCCGGTAGCGGGCCTGACGGACTTCGGCATCGCCCCGAACGTCTTGTCGATGGGCGTCGGGGCGGACGATGCTGACGCCCTGTGGACTGTGGACGACATTCTCCGCGGCAGGGAAGACGAGTTCGCCCTGTGGGAAGGGGGCTACTTGTCCATCACCTATGCAGAGGACGACCCGGTAGCGGTCCAAGCCTTGTTGGATGGTGCCCCCGAGGGCTTGAAGGCCACCTACCTCCAGTACATCAACTCGGATGGGGAGCTGCTCATCCCGCAGGAGGTGCAGGTCTATCTCGAAGACATCCTTGCCAGCGCGCGGATCACCGGGTCAGCGGACATGATCCCGGTGTACGTCTCGGGTGCGAGCCACTTGGTCCTCTACACGAAGACCGGGAAGGCGTCGCAGATGTGGCCGGGGGCGTTCTATCTGCGTGGCCTGCTCCGCGGGTGGGGCGGGGGGGTCCTGTACACGGAGGCAGCTCTTGCCCTTCGGATGGCGACGGCGGCGTTCACCCGTTCTCCGCAGGACGGTGAGTGGATTGCCATGCGGCTGTTCGACGCCTTCCCCGAGCTGGAAGAGTTCCTCAACGCCCTGGAGAACTGGGTCCGGGCGCTTGCCAAGGCTGTCCAGTCGATGGCCGACGCGATCATCAAGTACATCGAGTTCGTCCAGGCACAGATCGTCGAATTGCAGCAGCTCATCCGCCGCATCAACTCGTTCATCCAGACGCTCTTGTCCTTCGCCTTCCTGTTGCCGCAGTGCAGCGGTCTCCTGCTGTTGTCGGACGGCACCGACGGCCTGATGGCGGATTTGGTGGCGGCGGACAACAAGCCGTCGGACAGCCCCCGGTCCTACGGTGCTGGGGTGGCTGTTGTGGTGCCCTTCGGGCCGGCGTTCATCTTCGACCTCATCACCCTGATCGGCGGGGACCCGGACCCGGACGCAATGACGGCCCTCGCAGGTGCCCCAGACGCCATCGGCATCGAGCAGATCGAACCGGCAGCCGGGGCTGCCCCCACCGACGAGCCGGACGTGCTGTAGGAGGAGCCATGCCGTCATTCAGCAAGATGGGCGTCTTCCCGGTGAGCTACTACCGGGCCATCTCGGCCTGGCTGTTGCGCGAACGCCGGGATGTCGTAGCCCGGATCTCCACCTTGCAGGCAGAGATGACCCGCATCGGCTTCGTGACGATGAAGTACCGGAAGGTCGAGCAGGGGGAGAGCGTCCTTGCCACCGAGCAGCGCATCGGCTTCTCGGTGACTGAGGGCTCCACCCTTGCCCGGCTGGTGCAGGCGTACATCGCCACCGGGGGCAACCCGTTCAACATCTCCGGGTTCTTGCACCCCGAGTCCACCGGGGTCGAGACCGCCGAGGATGGAGCTGTTGACGTGTCGCAGGACTACCCCGGCGGTGGTGTCCTTTCGGCCAGGTCCGCCGAGTACAACGAGCCCTACGTGGAAGACCCGGTAGAGGGGAGCACCGACCCCGAGCAGACGGGTTACGAGGGGTTCCCTGGCGGCTACATTGGAACGAGCCTCGGGCCGTCGCATCGGTACTACCCGGCTCGGCAGGGTGGGCGGATGGACCGGGGGGCATGGGACAACGCCACGGTCAACCGGATGATGCACGACACCCGCGCATGGGCCAACAAGGAGATCCGGGCGAGGTTGCAGGACAAGGAGTGGCGGATCATCAAGCTCTCCGATTGCTGGGAGCAGCTCCGGCAGGAGCGGGACTTCGTGCTGCTGGGGGCCTTCGCCGGAACGCTGAACGACATCGTCCCGATGGACGACTACAAGTTCGACCCGAAGCGGCTGTGTCAGAACGTCATCGCGGATATGTACGCCTTGCTGTTCGACGTGGGCGACTCGGGGATCCCGGTCGGCTTCGGGCCTCATCCCGAGCTGGGTCACCTGTACTTCGCGTTCGAGGACGTGGCGGAAGACCTGGCAGGGCCGATGGGGTGACGGTTTCGGGCCTATACCCTGCGGTGGATGAGAGGCGAGGAGAGTCATGTCCTTGGACGCGCAGCTTGCTTGGCCATGCCCCCACCTGACGGTGGAGGAAGTGGTGCCCCTCGGGGACGACCGGAGGTCGCTCGACACCCGGCAGCCAGTGGCGGCGGCCGGACAGGTGCGCATCCTCGCCAACGACGACTTCTTCATTCCCCGTGGCGGCCTCCTGTCGGCTGCTGTGCTGTCCAGCTCGGTGTCCGGCCCCTACGACATCATCGAGAACGAGGACACCCTCACCGTCGAAGCTAGCGGCGACACGGCCACGCTCTCCTTCGGGGCGGTGGGCACGATTCGGTTGACGACGGATCAGGTGGTACGCCGCACCCAGGTCGCCGACTGGCAGCACGTCGAGGTGCGCAACGACAACGGCTGCTTGGTCTTCGTGGATACCGAGAAGGTCGGCCCCTCGGCGTTCGTCAAGGTGACCGGGACCGCAGCCTCAGCCCTGGGCTTCGGGCAGCCCGGGTCGTCCGCCCGTCAGCGGTCTGCCTTCGGCCGTGAGGTGTACCCCGGCTGGGACCTCTACCTGCGGGAAGACAGCATCACCAACCGCTTCCCCCGGTTCCGCCGGCCCTTGCGCAAGAACCCGATGCTCAAGGTGACCTACGCGGTGCCGGTGCAGCGGTGCTTGCGGTGTCGGGCGTCGTTCATCGAGAACGACCTCCGGTTCGACGCCAGCGGCAACATGCTCCTCATCGCCAACGAGGATCTGCTCTACCAGGCCGCGTTGAAGATGCTGCTGACCGACAAGGGCTCCAATCCCTTCTTCCCGTGGTACGGCACCAGCATCCGTGATCGCATCGGCTCGAAGGCCCTGTCGGGCGTCGCCTCGGTGCTGAGCGAGGACGTACGCAAGGCCCTGAGCCGGATGCAGGCCCTTCAGACGGAGCAGGCGAAGTACCAGCAGGTCACGTTCAAGGAGCGGCTCTACGCGGTGCTGGCTGTGAACGTGAAGCGGCACGCGCAGGACGTGTCCACCTACCTCATCGAAGTCACCGTGCAGAACGCCTCGGGGCAGCCCATCTCGCTCAACATCGTGTTCACGGTGCCCGAGGTGGTGGCCCTCATGGGGAGCAACGGTCTGATGCTCGGGACGAAGGCGGCTGGGCTCGGCACAACCGAGGCTCGTGAGCTGTTCAAGAGCGACCGCAACCTGCTCACGGGAGGCCAGTAATGGCAGAGTCCCCCCAGTTCACGGGTGCGGATGGTGTGCTCCGGCAGCACTACCTCCTCTCCACGACCCTCTCGCAGCACTTTTTCACCGGGACCCTGCCGGCAGACGTGGTGGACATGCAGGTGTCCGTCCGGGGCAGCACGTTCTCCAGTGACCCCGACATCATCACCTTCGAGGGCACGACGTTCACCGTGCCCAACCCCTCGGCCTATCCTGACGGCCTCTCGCTCCTCCCGGGCGCGAACGAGATCAAGGTCAAGGGCATCCTGTCCACGGGGTCGGCGACGCCAGAAGCGTCGGTCAACATCAACCTCTCGCTCGAAGCAGACATCGGTGATCTGGCGGAAGCCCCGACGGGCATCTACCTGGAGCGGTTCAACTCGACGGTCAAGGTCACGGTCGAGGGGCTGACCGACAGCGACACCGTGGTGGGCTACCACTTCTACGCCTCCACCCAGCCGGGCGGCGGCGACGTGGGCTACTTCCGCATCAACCCGGCCATGCTCATCTCGGGTGAGACTGTGGAGGCGGCCGAGGACCTGGCGAGCTTGTCGGTGGACGCCAGCATCGTGGTGGACAGCGAGGGGTTCCACGCAGCCGACCCGTTGTTCTTCCGCATGAGGGGCGTGCAAGAGGACGCGGACGACGCAGAGCTGGGGGTCGCTTTCAACGAGGTGTTGGAAGTCCCCGAGACGACCGACAAGCTCCGCGTCGAGACGACCATCTCGACCGTGCGGGAGACGCGGCGGTACACCTTCGAGCACGACCGCCAGGGCTCGCTGGAGAGCACCGTACCGACCCTGCCGCATGCAGACCTGGCGACGGTGCCCGCGACGGACCCCCTCTACTACGTCGCCACGGCCGTCCACCTCATCGACGGGGAGGAGTTCGAGAGCTTCTTCTCCCCCGAGGTGCTGGGGGCTCCTCTGGCCATCATCCCGGGGGTGGGGTCGTTCCCGCAGGTCAGCCGGCAGCAGATGGTCCGAGGTGCTGTGCTGTCGATCTACCGGAGCCAGCCGCAGGTCCGGGTAGACCCCGGCTCGGCCTTGCGGGACACCTTCATCGACCCGTTCACGACGGAGGCGGACCGCATCCGCTTCATCGTGGACTTCATGCACAACGCGATGAGCTTCGCGACGCTGCTCCTCATCGACGACCCCACCCTGTCGGGGGAGTCGGTGCCGGTGGGGCAGAGCGCGTACAAGACCGCTCTGCGTGAGGCGTTCCACCTGACGACGGACGATGCCGTCCAGACGATCATCGACAACGCCTTCGACAAGCTCGCCAGCAACTACGGCGTCATCCGCGATGCCGGGAAGCGGGCGCGGGGCGAGATCACCTTCTTCGTCACCGCCCGCCCGACCACCTCCATCACCAAGACCATTGGCACCCTCCTGTCGGGGGGTGGATCGAACTTCCGCACGACCTCCACAGCCTCCATCTCGCCCACAGGAGGGGGTCGGAACTTCAACCCGGCCACCGGCCGTTTCTTCAGCCGGGCCTTCGTGCAGGCCGATGCAGCGGGGACTGCTGGCAACGTAGCGGCCGGGCAGATCACGACCGTCTTCAACAACACCCTGAACGTCCAGGTGACCAACGAGTCGAGGACGTTCGGCGGCACCGACCGGCAGTCGAACAGCGATGTGGCCTTGCAGGCCATGCGAGTCCTCTCTGCCGTGGATTCGGGGACGCTCCAGGGCTACGTGGACAACGCCACGAGCACGCCGGGTGTTGAGCAGGTGAGCGTCATCGAGGCGGGCCACGCTTTGATGATGCGCGACCGCAACGATGCTGGGCGGCACGTCGGCGGCAAGGTGGACATCTACCTGCGGGGCGAGAGTGAAGCCAAGGTCACCGACTCGTTCGCCTTCTCCTTCCAGACGAGAGAGGCACAGCAGTTCGAGCCGGTGGGCGACCTGGCGTCATTGCGGTTCCGGGCAGTGGACCCGGCTTTGAGCGAGGACAACCCGCTCATCGAGATGCTCGACTTGGCAGACCTGGGGCTGGTGTTCGAGAACGCCAGCAAGAGCCTGGTGTTCGACCTGACGGGCGTGCAGTACGTCGCGTACAACCAGATTCAGCTCGACGCGGCTGCCAACGACCCCACGTCGCATGACCTCGACGACGTGTACCAGGGCTCCTACCGCTACCGCACGTCCAACAAGTTCGTGCTGACCCGGCAGCCGGTCATCGAGGTGACGCGGTTCGAGGGCACCCAGACGGGCGTAGTGGTCGAGGGCATCTACGACCTGTTCCGGGCGTCGGACCCCCTGGAGCTGGGGCGCTCGACGGACGCTGGGGACTTCGTGCAGGTCACGGAGCCCCTGGAGTCCACGGGGTCCACCATCCCTTCGTCCACGCCAATCACGGTGACGGGCGAGGAGCACACGATGCTCGACGGCATCGAGTACCTCGACAACCTCGGGGCCAACTTCATGACGGTGCGGGTCTGGAACGACGACCGGACCATCGAGTACAACGGCCCACTCTCCAACGACACCCGCGACTTCACCTTCATCGACGGCGACGAGGTGACACCCCTCGGTGTCCAGCTCACCGACGGCAGCCGTATCGACGAGGGTGAGACGGTGCTGGTGGACTACTCGCACGACGAGAACTTCACCGTCTCGTACACGAGCAACGCCGTCGTCCGCGTCACGCAGGCGGCCATCGATAGCGACTCCCACATCACGGCAGACGCCATCGCCAAGTGGGCGGTCCAGGTGCCGGTGGACATCACAACCACCATCGTCCTGCTGCCCAACACCGTGGAGGCCACGGTGGACAGCGGTGCCCGCACTGCCCTGGCGCGACTCTTCGGCGTCCTCGGTCTCGGCACAGCTCTGCGGCAGTCCGACGTGATCCGGGCTCTCGACGCCGTGGTGGGCGTGAGCTACGTCGTCACCCCGTTGGCCAAGATGGTTCGGGGCGACTCGGCACAGGTGGTCCGGGAGGCTGTGAGCACGGACACCGACAGCGATGCCGTGCTGGTGACGGCCTGGTCGAGCCCCACGGTGTCGGTCTACCTGCTCCACAACGCCCTCGACGCTGCCACGACCAATGCGGGTGGTGAGCGCAAGGAGTTCCGGGGGGTCTTCGAGGATGAGGTGCGGTTGGTCCACCATGAGGTAGCCCCCAACGTCAACGGGTTCCCCCTGCGCGGGGCAACCGGCGGCAGCTTCATCATCGGCAACGACGGCCTGAACATCCCGGGGGTCAGCGACAACACGACCATTGCAGCGGACTTCGTGCTGCCGGCCGACGCCGACGAGAAGGAAGCCGAGATCCTCCGCATCCGCAAGATGCTGACGGCCAACCGGCTGCTGGTGAGCTACATCCCCGGCGGCGAGATTCCCGACACCCCGAAGCTGCACGACTACACAGCTACCTACGTGGTCATGGGCGATGAGGGCGTGAAGAACATCGAGCCTGGCCCCATCGAGCACTTGGTCGTTGGTGACCTCAACTTCATCTACGACGAGGCGACCTGATGGCGGACAAGCCCGCTGACAAGACGCTCCTTCCGACCTTGTTGGAGCAGAACCCGTCCCCCGTGGGCGGCAGCGGGCAGGACCGCATCAAGACCCGGCGTGAGCAGGTGGACAGCATCATGTCCGTCTTCATGCAGGTGCTCCCCTCGAACTACGTCGCGCAGGTGCAGGGGCCGTTCTACACCGTCCAGTTCCAAGCGGCTGCCGAGGCCATCGCCGACTAACAGATCACCGCACAAGAGGTGTTCAGCGACGCCGACTACGACTTCATGCGGAGCGAGTTCCTGTTCCAGCTCCTCGGCAGCCTGGTCTTCCCCGATGCAGTGAGCGATGGCTACCCGACCCTCAAGGGCGACCTCACCTACCGCACCTTCCTCAAGCGGATGGTAGCCCTGCTTCTCCAGGGGGCGACCAAGACGACGCAAGAGGGCGGGTTGGCCTTGTTGTCCGAGGCGACGTTCGCTGTCATCGAGAAGGTCATTGCTGCCCGCGACTCCCAGAAGCGGGTGTGGAACAAGACCTTGGGCGTGTGGGAGGTGCAGGCGGGCTCGGCATGGGGGCTCGACGACCAGTTTGAGTTCGAGGTCAACGTCTCGTACCTGGACCCGACGACGGACACCCAGCGGTTCCCCGAGGACCCTTTCATCCTGCAAGAGAATGCGCGCATCGTGCTGCGGGCGCTCAAGC